CCCTGCCCACCGCCGCTGACCAGCCGCGCCCCGCGCTGCTGGCCGCCGGCATCGCGCAGTGCGCTCTTGTTCATCGCCTCCACCTGCTGCGCCGCGGCATGGCGAATCCCGCGCCGGAACCACTCGCCAACCTCGACCGGGCGCTCGCACAGCACCAGATCGCCCATCACGATCACCGCGCCCAGCGTGCGATCGGCGACGATCTGCGCCGCATACTCGGCCGGCACCGTCTCTCCGGCGCGCACCCGCCAGCCCTGGCCGTTCACCTCCACGCTGCGCAGCGCCGCGGTCAGGCGCTCGTTGTCGATCTGTCCGCGCACCACGGCGCGAATCCAACGCTGCTCCATGCCCTCACGCGGCGGCGGTGCCGACTCCAAGCGCGGGCGCGGCTCCCACATCGGCGAGGACGGGTCGAAGCGCTCCAGGTGCGCCCCGCGCAGGTCCGGTGCATCGCTCGGCAGCCGGACATTGGAGAACAGGTCCACCCGGCCCTCGGCATCCGGCACCGTCTGCCCGGACGGCTGCCCAAGGCCACCGCTGGTGCGCGCCTCGGTGTCGGGCGCGTCGGCCTTGACGCTGCTGTTACGTGTGCGTTGCTCTGCCATGCTCGTCCCCCTAGTCCACCAGCTCGTTGCGCTTCGCCCAGGCGTCGCGCATGCGCTTTGAATCCCGCTCGCCGGTCATGACCAGGAAATTCTTGTACCCGGCCTGATCACGCAGCCCGCCGCCCTCGCCGTCGCTGTCCCCGCGCGGCACCCCGGCCGCATTCGGGCGCCGGCCGCGACCACGCTGGGCCTCGATTTTCTGCTTCATGCGCTTGTCCAGCTCCTGATAGAAGCGCGGATGCGAGACATCGAGCCCCTGCTCCAGCAGCTCCCGGTTGATCGTGATCGCAAGCTCGGTCCTGCGCTCGCTGCCCGGGTTGTTGAACCAACTGTTGCGCGCGATCCACGACTGCGCCGCCTCCGGCAGACCGTTGTCCGCGGGCGCCTGGGCCTCGTCGTCACCCGCCGGCGTCTCCACCGGCGCCGCAGCCCGCGCCCGGCGCAACTGCAGCTCGGTCATGCGCGCGTGCGCCTCGGTAATCTGGTCCACGTCGTCGGCGTCATACGCGGATTTCAGCGCCGCCTTTGCCTCGCGCTCCTGCGCCGCCAGACTTTCGGTCTCCTGGCTCATGCGCGCGCGCTCCATCTCCTGCAGCCGCCGCTCCAGCTCCTGGCGCCGTTTGCGCTCGGCGATCGCCTCCTGCTCGGCCGCGCGCGCCTTGCCGGTCAGCTGATGGATGCGCGCCTCGGCCCGCCCGCGCCTCGGCGCCGGCTCGTCGTCCGCATCGTCATCCTCGCCGACCACCAGCACCGCCGCCTCGTCCTCGGCCTCGCCCTCGTCGCCGTCGTCATCCGCCTCGCCGAGGTCCTCCCCGTCACCGAGGTCATCGTCCTCGTCCCAGTCCTCGCCGTCCTCGGCCTGCTCCTCCTCGGCCTCGTCGCTCTCATCGAGCCAGTCGTCCAGCTCATCGGCAGTCATCTGTCGTCGCATCATGGGTCTCCCATGTCCGCAGGCCATGCCCGCGCCCAAAGTGCCGGCACCGTGCCGGCCGTTTTCGAAATACCCCAGCCTAAACCGCCCGCAGCATCGCCTGCGGATCGGGCACGCGGCCCCAAATCTGGTTGTCCTTGATCATCCGGTACTCGGCGCGGCGCCCGTCACCGTCGACCACCGGGAACACGAAACCGTTGTAGGCGTCATGCAGCACGAAGTCGCCGGCCCGCAAGTCGCCCCAATGGCTCAGCACCTCATCGCCGCGAAAGGCCCCAGGGCCGAGCTTGACGATGCGCCCGACGTTGCGCAGAAACTGCTTTTTCTCCACCGTCTCGGCCACCAGCGCGATGCCGCCCGCGGTCTGCTCCTCGATGCGCACCGGCTCAACCAAGACCATGTAGCCCAGCGGCTCCGGGATCGCGCCCTCATCCACGCTCGACTCCCCGAGCACCAAGCCGCCCACCTGCTCGGCCAGCTCGCCGCGCTGCGTTACCACTTTCAGTTCAGCCATCCTCATCCACCTCGAACCGTTCCAACTCTTTCAACACGATGTCGCGTGCCTCGGACAGGCCCTTGAAGCGGCCCACGCCCTCCGCATGCGCGGCATAATCCTCGGCGCGCCGGCTGCCGTTCTTCACCGCCAGCAGCGTCGCCTCCTGCTCCAGCGCCGTGACCAGCGCCCGACGCAGATCAGAAACCAGACTCACGCACCACCCCCTGGCCGCCGGCATTGCCCGGCACCCGCTGCAACGCCTGCTCGATTCCGACCACCTCGCCAGCCGCCCGCGCCGCCTCGGTCACCGCCTGTTCCTCGGCCCGCCGGCGCAGGTCCGCCGCGGTCACCGCATCGTCGCGCTTGATCTTGGCCGCGGTCTCAGCATCGGCCCGCTTGATCTTCGCCGCGGTCTCGATATCCGCCGCCGCCGGCGCCGAGGGCGCCTCGCCGAGCCCCAGGTCCGCCGGCAGGAACAGTTCCTGCGACATCAGCCCGACGGCGTTCGCAATCGCGGTCTCTTGCTCCAGCGGCAGCTCCTCGCCGGTCACCGGCATACCGATCTGCTGCGACACCTGGCGCCGGTACTCATGGGCCAGATGCTCGGCCTGATGCGCCGCATACAGCGGCTCCAACTGCCCGCGCAGCTCCTGCGGCACGGTGCGCCACCACTGCCGATGGGCCTGCATGTGCGCCAGCTGATCCTGCTCCGGATACGCCTGCACCGCCTGGCCCTGAAGCATCCGCATCGCCTCGGACACCGGGTCCAGCCTGGGGGCTTTGTCCTCGCCGGGCGGGATCAGCTCATCGATGTCCGGCACCCGCAGCGCCTCCAGCCGCCGGCGCACCGCCTCGCGCACATTGACCACGTCCGGATGCTGCACCGCGATCTCGTGCACCACCTCGGCAATGATCTGCCGCTGCATGTGCGTCACAACATTCGGGTCCGACACCGGCAGCACGTCGACGCGCTCATCGAAGTCGCTGGCCATGATCGCCCGCGACTCGCCCGGCACCTCGTAGGGATACTCCGCCGGCAAATAGTCCCGGTTCAGCTGCGCGACGATGCGAAACTCCAGCGCCTGCGCCTCGTGACAGCGCCGATGGATGCCGCTATAGACCTTCAATCCCTGCTCGACGCGGGCCAGCATCGTGCCGACCGGAATGTTCTTTGCGTCCTCGCCGATCATCGACTCGACGCTCGACACCAAGCGCCCGAAGCCGCCGTCCAGATACTCCAGCATCCCGAACAAGACGCTCGACGGCTCCTTGTACGGCGGCCGATAGAAGCCCTTGGCCATCTCCTCCGACGACGCCTTGACATCGACCCAGGCATTCGGGTCATACGCCTGATCGCCGCCCGGCAGCCGCAGGTCCTCGCTCTTGTAGCCGCCTTGGGAGTTGGCCAGCATCGCCGAGTCCAACAGCGCCCGCAGCGCCCCGGTCTGCGTCTTCGACAGACCGCTCGCCACATGGAAGAACCCGAAGCCATAGAACCCCAGGCCGGGCAGGAACTTGTAGTGCGAGAAATACAGCTGCCGCCGATAGCGCGCGTCATCCGGCTGCCAGTTTCGCCGCACCGCGACCACCTCCTGGCGATCGTGGTGCACGGTCACGACATAGGGCACGCCATAGCCAAGCCCGGCCACCAGCGGGTCCTCGGTGTCGTAGTCCTCCAGGTCCAGGATCGCGTAGCACTCATAGAGCAGGTCGCGATTGTCGTACTCGGCCTCATGCTCTTCGTCGCCGTGCACCGGCTGCCGGCCCTCGGCCTCATCGCTGACCGCATCCAGCTGATCGTGCTCGCGCAGCTCGTCATCGGGCGCCGTGTCAACGGTCGGCAGATACAGGCCCTCCACCTCGGCCCGCCGCAGTTCGTTGCGCGTCAGCTTGAACTGGTGCGTGAACCTGGGCGCCGTGCGCAGGTCCGTGGCCGAGTACGGCGCCAGAAAGTCATCGGCCTCGACAAACCGCGTGACCACCGAGCGCTCAAGCGGGTCGTAGTACGCCTTCTTGAACACCGAGCCCGACATCGGCAGACGAAACAACAGCCGGTCGGTCTCATCGAACGCACCCGGCATGTCGGTCGTGTACTGATAGTTCAGAAAGTGCTCGACGCGCTGCGCCTGCGCCTCTTTCTCTTCGTCCGAATCACCGACGACGACGGTCTTGACCGGCCCGGCCGCCGGCCACAGCTCGGCCATCGCCCGCGCCTGAAACTCGATGCACGCCTGCACCAGGCCCGGATGCACCGCATCCGATGCGCCCTTGAACGTCGCCCCGCCCAGGGTCCGCTCGGTCACGCCGAGCATGCGAATGCCCTTGGTCTCGCGCCGCTCCCAATCCGCCCGGCTCTCCTTGTCCTTGCGCACCCACTCGACCACCTTCGAGCCCAAGCGCGTGCGCTCGGTCTCCGGCATCTCCAGTGCCAAGTTGAACTGCCACGCGGTCGGGTCCTCGGTCGCCCAGGGCATGTCATCCTCGCCGACCCCGGCCTCATCGAGCAGCGAGCGCTCCTCGTCCAGCAGCATCGCGTCGCCGCCCTCGGCCAACATCTGCTCGGCCGCAAGCAAGCGCCCGTCCTGCTCGGACTCCGCCACCAGCAGCGACAGATCACCCATCGCCTCGTCGTCCCACGGCTCGGCGCCCTGGTCCATCCGCCGGTTCTCAGCCATAAACCCCGCCCCCCGCGGACTGTTGCGCCTCGTCGTCGTCCTCGTCGTCCACATCGGCGGCCAGCGTCTCCGCCTTGGACGGCGCATCGTCCGGATGCTCAAGCCACCAGCGCTTGGTCAGGTACCGCACGGCCTGCGAGCACATATCGCCGATGTCCGCGCTTGGCGGTGCCCCGGTCGGCGCCTCGGCCACGTACTGCACCACCTGCCTGGCCCACTTGCGATCCGGAATCCACACCAGGCCGGCCTCGAAGCTCGCCGAGGCCAGGGCCAAGCGCCCGATCTTGTCCCCGTCCGGACGCGGGTCATAGCCGCGCACCGCCACCCGCGCCCGGCGCAGGTCCTGAATCATCGACAGCCCTGATGCCTTCTGCTCGATCAGATGCGCATCCGGCTGCCGCTCGCGCTGTTTCTCCTTCGCCTTGCGCCGCAGGTCCGGATAGGCCACCCGCTCCCACCAGGCATCAAGCAGCAGCAGGCAATGCCGCTCCTGCTCCTCGTGCCAGAAGATCGCCCAGTCCAGGCAGCCAGAGAATGCCGCCTGCGCATAGTCCTTCTCGGTGTAGGCCGTATCCCAACTGCAGAACACATGCAGCGGCTCCGGCAGCGGCCGGTCCTTGTCCCACACCCGCCACCACTTGCTCTTGATCAGACCGCCGCCCAACGGCTGCGGGCGCTGCTGGAGCTGCCCCGCGGCCCCGTACTCACCGAGGTCCTCCTTCAGCGCCTCGACCGCCGAGCGCGGAAAGCGCACCGGGTCCAGCAGCTCGCCGACGGTCTTGCGCGGGTCGCGCAGATGCCGATAGCGCGCCAGATGCGCAGGCTTGATGTCCTTGGCCACGTCGAAGCCCGGCCGCCCCTCGTACTCCATCGGGATCGACACATGCACCCACGCCTGCTTGGTCTTGCCCAGCAGATGCCCGGTCATGTCGTTGGTCCGCAACCGCTGCATGATCATCAGCCGCCGCGACGAGGCCGCGTTGTTCACGCGCGTCGACAGCGAGTTGTCATAGCTCATCGTGTCCGACAGGATTTCGGCATCGCTAAACGCCTTCTTCGCGTCATGCGGATCATCGATGATCTGCGTATCGCCGCGCTTGCCGGTCACCGTGCCCCGCAGCGGCACCGCTTGCCGAAAGCCGAGCTTGGTGTTTTGAAACAGCGTCTTGTCCCACTGGCTCGCATCGGGCTCCACCACATCGCCCCACACCCAGCGATACCACGCCGTCTGCACCAGATACCGATGCTTCAGCGCGTCACGCACGACGATGGCGCCGTCGTTCGAGGTCGTCAGGAACCGATGCCCAGGGTCCTGCGCCCACACCCACGCCGGATACAGCACCGAGACCAACAGGCTCTTGCTCGTTCCCGGCGGCACATTGATGATCAGCCGCGGCTCGCGCAGATGGCCCCAATGCAGCGCCTCCAGGTAGCCGCAGATCACATCCATGTGCCAGTTCCAATGGCACGGCGTTGAGGGCTCGATCACCGGCCAGGCCGCCCAAACAAAGCGCGTGAAGCTCCGCTCGCACGTGCGCCGCACCGCCGCGCGCAACGCCAGCGCCGCCTGCGGGTCCTGCCGCAGCCGGGTCGGATCGAACGCCGCGCCCATCAGTCGCCGTCCCTCGTCACCGACGCCCCCGGCTCCACCGGCCCAGGCAGCGCCTCGGCCGGCACCCCGAGGGCCTGCAGCTGCGCGGCCAGCTCCGCGTCACTCAAATCCGGCATGCCGAGCGACACATCCGCCTCCAAGCGCTCGCGGATCAAGCCATAGTGCTTGGCCCACAGCTCCAGCAGCGGCTTGGCATGCTGCAACTGCGTCTCCGTCACCGCCACCTGGTGCACCCGCACCCGCGTCTCGGTCTCTTTCGTCTCCGGGTCGATCACCACACGGTCTTGCGTGATCACCGCGCGCCGCTGCGGCAACCGCCCCATTGCCTGGTCGGTCGCCTGCCACAAATCCGCGAGCACTTGCTGCGCGCCATAGGCAAAGCCGCTCGCCTGCGCCGCCCGCACCCGCTCGATATGCGCCAACACCGCCGAGTCCTTGTTCGCCCGCGCGGCGCCAACCTCGTCCGATTTGTTGCGCTGGCCGTGCGCCCGATAGCCCTCTTCGCTCTCGTCCAGCGTCCGCGCCACGTAGTAGCAGCGCTTATCCGGCCACTCCGCCGTCTGTGGATAGCAGGCCCGCAGATGCGCATAGCGCGCGCGCAGGCGACTGGTCGCCGCCAACGGCTCGCCGACATCCGTCAAGGCCAGCTGCTCCGGATCACTCACGGCAGCGATCCCAGCAGCCACTGCTGCAGCGCCCCGGACGCCAGCAGCAGCACCCAACCTGTACCGCCGCCGACGAGACTCGCCCAGAGCCAGATTGCCTGGCGCGTGAGCTTGCCCTCGTCCTTGGCGTCCTTGATCAAATGCTCGTTGAAATGACTCAGATGCTCCTCCAACGTGCAGGAGAGCTTTTCCGTCGCCGCCGTCAACCGCACGATCGAGCCGTCCAGCGACTCGCGCCAGCGCTCACCGACGGCAATACGCTTGTCCAAATCGGAGATGTGCACCTGATGCTCGCGCGACTCCTGGCCGATGCGCTTGATCGCCGCCGCATTGCGCGCGACCTGATCGAGCAGGGCCTGATCCACGACGGGCATCGACACCGGCTCAGTCTCCGTCACGCAACCGAGCCTTTGCGATTTCCGGCGCCACGGCCGTTTCCACTGTCGCCACCGACTCATCGACCAGTCGCTCCAGGCGCGCATGCAGCTCCAGCAGGAGCCGATCCATGTCGCCACGCATCACCTCCTGCAAGCGCTTGCTCGCCTCATCACTCAACCGGCGCTCCTCCTCGGCCATGAATTGCCTTGCGTCGTTGGTCGCCCGCGCCAGCTGCCGATGCAGCTTCACGCGCTCGGCCTGCACCTGATCGAGCAGCCCATCGGCCGCGTGCGCCAAGGCCACCGTGCGCCCCGGCCCCGCCGGCAACCGCCGCACGCTCGCCACCGCCGGGGCCAGCAACGCCGCCCAGTGCATGACCCGCCCGAACAGCCGATCGTCCCAGCGCCACGGCGTCAGCCTCACCGCGACACCAAGCACCACCGAGGCCAGACCGATCCACGCCAACACCAACGCCGCCCAATCGAGCAGCAATGTCAACTGATCATCCATCGGCCCTTTGCCTCATCGTTCACCAACCTGAAAAACCGCCCCACCAACACTTAACCAAACCTAACCGCCGCGATCCCCAAGACCGCTCCAAAAAAAAGCCCGCAAGACCAGCGCCTTGCGGGCTCACAACCACTGTCTAGGAGACCACGCACAAACGGCAAGGACTGTAGCGTATCCGCAACATCCCCAGCCTGGAAAAATCCTAGCCCTTTTTGACACCCTTCGCAAGCGTCAATTTTGCGCGATCGTTCATGCCTCAGCGACCAACGGTCGAAAACACTGCACGAACGGTCTGCTTTCGCGACAAACGGTCACCCCTTCTTACCACTGTGACATATACTGTAATTGTCACAACGACATAACCACCACCCGTAGGCGCGGGCTCGCCCGCGCTACTCAACCCAACCACACCGAGGTCTACCATGACCACCACCATCACCACCCAGCCCGCAGACATCGCCAAGAGAGCAGAAACCCTTGTTAGCGAAAAGCTCAATGATTTCGCCTGGAAGCGCGGAAAGTCTGGCGGCAGCAGCGCGCAAAAGGAATACGCAGACGCCTGCATGCGCAACGCGCTTGCAGGCGAGGCGGTCTATTACGCAGTGTTTAAAGGCTGGGACGCTGCGGATGCGCGTGTCGATACTTTGATCAAACGTATCGACCGAAACTCGGCGAACGCAATTGACACCTTAAAAGGAACTCTCGGCTGGACTCACACCCCGGAGGATGTCGCGAAGGACCGCATCGCTCGGGCTGAGCGCACCGGCAAGCCGGTAATGGCATGAGCGCTGCTCAACCCTACCACAACCGCAGACAGGAGACGAAAATGAAAGCATCGCGCAAACAGGCGCTCGAGTTCCTGCAGTCCCACGGCATCGAGTGGCGGCATGGTTGGTATCGCTACGACATTGGAGACCCTGGCGACCTCCTGACGCCACGCGAGTGGGAAATCAACTGCAGCGGCGGCGCAAAGTTGTCCCGCACACTAAAGGGCGCTATCGGCGCATTTGCAAGTGGCGACTTTCACCCCGACCCGGAGATCGCTGATCAGGCCAAGGAGCTGTATCTGCACCTTTGAACAACCCATCGCTGCCAACACGCACCACGCACTTCTTCCGCCATGAACCCCACCGACCGCCAACGCCAACACCGCCGAAAGCTCAGCGCCGCCGGCCTGACCAAGATCACCGTCACGGTGCCCTACGACCTGGTCGACGGCATTCGCGGCCAAGCCCTGGCACTGACCACCGCGCACAAGGCCCGCGCGCTTGCCGGAGACCTCGGCGAGCCGATCCGCGCCGCCGTGCTCGCCCTGTCCACCCGCACCGACAGCACCAGCGCGGACAAGCCCGCGCCTACCGGAGACACCAATGAGCACCATTAGCACAATCAATCACGCCAAAACGACAGGCGCACTCGAAGGCATTATTGATCAGGAGGCAGAACTTCGCGGCATCACGCTGGACATTAGCTTGAGCTTTTCAGAAAACGCGGAAGCGCTACGCCAGAAAGCCACTCAACCGTCCAATCCCGACAACTGGAGCTTGTGCGAAATGGCAGAGCTTTTGGACGCAGCTGAAAAACGCTGGTTCGAGCTCGACGGATAACGACCACGGCCGGCCCCTCAACGCCATGCACACCTACCCCCGCCTGCACCCGATGTACGCCCTACCCATGCTCCACGCCTGGCAACGCGGGCGAATCGCCTGGATTCGCGCCCATCAGGGCGACCTACCCGATTGCCCGCTCGATTGACCATCACCGACCGTAGGCGCGGGCAAGCCCGCGCTGATCACAGGAGCACAACAATGCACAAAGACTGGCAAGACTGGGACAACGAAGAGATCAACTGGCAAAGAGAGGCGTATGAGCAAGAGCAGCACGAAGAGTGGGCAGCAGCGGTTGCTGCCGGTGAAGAATTTCCGCCATGTATTCCCGACGACGTGCCTGACCTGCCGTCACCACACGTCCTACCAGACGTGTGAACGGCCCGGAGGTGCCCCGGTCGACGCGCCTGAAATCCAAGTATGCGATCGCTGGCGCAAATAATCGAAGACACGTAGGCGCGGGCTCGCCCGCGCTGACACCCCCCGCACAGGAGACCGGCCAATGTGGACCGGATGGGAGTTCAAAACCGCCACCGCCCCACCTTCTGCTCAGCCTCCCAAAGCAACACCGCCGCCTCCCGGTGCACCTGGTCATAGCGCCAATCCCACCGCTTCGCCCAGGTCTGCCGCGCGATGCCGCAATGCCGCGCGCCGTCGGCCTGGCTCGCCTGGCGCTGCAGCGGCCCGTCCGGTGCCGGTGCCTGCAGCTGCGCCTCCGCCAGCGCCCGCGCCGCGTAGCCCTGGCACAGGTCCGCCAGCGCCAGCTCGCACAGGTCCTCCAGCCGCCGCGCGCCGCGCCCGCGCTCCGGCCAGCTCGCCGCCGGCAGCGCCGCGCGCACTAGCAGCGCCCGCCTGGCCGCCGGCAGCGCCTGCGTATCCCCGCAGTAGACGAAGCGAAACACCGCCCACTGCCCGTCGCTCATACCCGCGCACAGCGCCGCCGCATCGGCCTGCTCCATGCGCCCTGGCGAGCGCCCCGGAGAGCGCCCGCCCGCCGGCAGCCAGCCCTGCACCCCCGGCGCCAGACGCGCCCCGACCACCCCGCACCATGCCGCACTCGCCATAGTCGCGCCCCTCAAAACGGGATGTCATCATCACCGGGACCCGGCTCAGGCCCAGGCCCCGACCCATAGGCCGCCGGTCCCGGCGCCGAGGCCGGCCCCGCGCCCGCCCCGGCCCCGGCCCCGGCGCTCGGCAGCAGGTTCAGCACCCCGCGCGCGCCGCTCACCACGATCTCTGTCGTGTAGCGATCCTGCCCGCTCTTATCCTGCCAC